ATCAATTTGTTCCGTTGGATTATTAATGCTCGGAGCTTTATTAGACAGATTATGAATAGAAACGAACTAACAAAAATATATAAGGATTATAATTTATCTGAAAAAGATATTTACAAAGATAAAAGAGGATTTATTATAATCACAAGAAGTGGTGTTGAATCAATTCAATTACAAAAAAACATACAAGTAGAATTTGAAGTCATTTGTTGTTCATTGGAAAATGTAGTAATAAAAGCATCTTCATATTTACAAGACCAAGATGGTGAATGGTTAAAGCAAATGGAAACATTTGGAAGTGCATCAACAGAAAATTGTAGGCAAAATTTTAAAGTTGAGATTGCAGAAAAGAGAAGTTTGGCTCGTGTAATTATTAAAACCATAGGATTGTTTAATACTTATGGAAAAGATGAATTAGATCACCAGTAAAATGAATACAAGAGACAGAATTATAAGTCATGCTTTAGATGTTTGTTGTGATATTCACAATGCAAAAAAAGATTTTATTTTAAATAATAAAAACAGATACAGCTCCACAATAAAAGCCAAGAGAATGTTTATATATTATTTATATAATTACATGGAAATAAAGCATAATGGTATGAAGAAATACTTTAGAAACATAAATCATGCAACATCAATTCATCATGTGAACAAGTTTAAATTTGAGGTTAATACCTATGCTGAGGTTAAACAAGATTTTGAAAGGTTTTTGTTAGAAATGCAGAAATTTAATGTTTATGGAGAAGGTTTTTATGAAAAAAGAAAAGAATTAAAAAAATTATTAAAAGAAATAAATATTATTAAAGATGAATATATTAAATAAAGCAGACGAAATAGTTAATAAAAGAAAGGAAGAAAAAGAAAGATTTTATGGACCATTTGAAGAAGGTATGGAAAAAGCAGCTAAAATTGCATCAATAATAAGATCAAAAAAAATAAGTACAAAAGATATTTATATTTGTTTAATAGCGTTAAAATTATCAAGAGAATCTTATAACCATAAAGAAGACAATTTGTTAGACGCTGTTGCATACATAGGAAGCTTAAATAATTACATAAATAATACTAAACAAAAACAAAATGAAAAAATTAGATAAAAAAAATTATAATACAACAGATTTAAATCCTGAAAACACTTTTCAAAGGCACGTGTTTCATCGCGATCAATTTGCTCATTATTTAAGATGGGTTCATATATTAAAAGAAGCACGAATAGGTGAGACTATATGTGATTTTGGATGTGGAAATGGTAATTTATTAGAAGTTTTATATAGAAATAGATTTAAGCAATCTAAATATATTGGAATAGATATTAGAGACGCTGGAAAAAAAGATCTTAAAAAATTAGATTGGGCAGAATTTTATGTTGAAGATTTGGTAAATCCACAAAATAATTTTGATTTTGATTCTGTTAAAGCTGATAAAGTTTGTTCATTTGAAGTAATTGAACATGTTGGGAAACAAAATGGATTAAAATTTTTACAAAACATGAAAAAATGTGGAAATAAAAATGCAAAATATTATTTATCTACACCAAATTATGATGAAAAAGTTGGGGCAGCTGGAAATCACACTTATGATAGTGGTGATGGAAACGGTGTTTCAATACAAGAATTTAGTCATAATGAATTAGAAAATTTAATAAATAAGGCTGGTTTTAAAATTATAAAGAAATATGGAACATTTGCTAGCATTAGAGATTATAAACCTTTAATGAATGAATGGCAAACAAACATGTATAATAGTTTAAAAGATTATTTTGACGCTAACTTGTTAAGTAATATAATGGCACCGTTTTTTCCAGAACATAGTAGAAATACATTATGGGTTTTTGAAAAAAAAGAAAATTTATCAGATAAATTAAAAAACATATTTAAAATATGACTTTAGAATTTGATAATGCAGAAAAAGCATTTACTTACTATTATAAATTAATAAATTTAGTAGGTAAAAATTGTGATGACACAAAGGCTTTATTTAATGTTGGATTTTATATTCTTAACCCTATGGATAATATAATTAATAATAAATCAAGAAAATTTAATAAAGATTATGCCGAGTTTGAATGGCAATGGTATTTATCAGGAAATAAAAATGCCATAGAAATATCAAAAAAAGCTAAAATTTGGCTAAAATGCATGGACGAATATGGAGAAGTAAATTCAAATTATGGTTATCAGTGGAATAAAGGTAAGCAAATTGATTATATTGTTAAAGAATTAAGTAATAATAAAAATAGTAGAAGAGCTTCAATTTCAATATATGATGCTAAAGATAGATATAATTTTGAAAATGATACGCCTTGTACTTATGCTATTAATTTTTATATATTTAATGATAAATTAAACATGTCAGTTTTAATGAGATCAAACGATTTATGGTATGGATTTTGTAATGATCAATATTGTTTTTCAAAATTACAAGAATTAATTTCAAATAAATTAAAAATTAAAATTGGAACTTATTTCCATTTTACAAATAACTTACATTTATATAATAACTTTTTAAACAAACAAATATGAAACTAAAAAATGAATTTCAATTAATTAGAAATTGGGGAGAATACAGAGGAATTATAGATCAAGGAGACGTAAAAACTCAATACATAAAATTACAAGAAGAAGCAGGTGAATTAGCCGAAGCTATTTTAAACGAAGATGAAGATGAAATTATTGATGCTATAGGTGATTGTGTTATAGTGTTAACTAATTTGGCAAATTTAGCTGGTCATAAAATAGAAGATTGTATTAATCAATCTTACAAAGTAATAGAAGAAAGAGATGGAGAAATGATTAATGGAACTTTTAAAAAAAATTAAATGAAAGCTAAAATTGTAAACGTTATAGGACCCTACGATGGGCCATTTGAAAGAATAATAACTTATAAATTAAAATTAGAAAATAAAAATATAATTGTTTGGCATGAAAACGGTAAAAGAAATTTTCCAAATTTTAAAAAAAACGATTTAATTAAAGGTTTAGTTTTAAATAAAAAAAGGATGATTCCGGATTATAAAAATAGTGATATAAAAATGCTAAATCAACAATTAAGTTTGTTATAGTGGAAGTTTTTAGAGTAATAAAAAACAAAGATTTTAGTATTGTTTCAAATAAAATATTTCAAGATAAAAAATTAAGTTTGAAAGCAAAAGGATTATTAGCTTTATTATTATCATTAAGTGACAATTGGAAATTAAGTGTTAATGGATTAAATGCAATTTTAAAAGAAGGACATAGATCAATAAGAAGTACAATAAATGAACTTATTGAAAATAAATATATGGAAAGAAAACAAGTAAGAGAAAATGGAAAAATAATTTTTTGGAATTATATAGTTTATGAAAATCCTAGGCTACATGTGCAAAACGTTAATGTACAAAATGTACATGAACATAATGACACAGAATATAATAATAATATAATAAATAATAATACTAATAAAGATAATATTAAAAACGAATTTTATATTGAAGTAATGAGTTTTAAAAATTATTCTAATGAAATGCTTACTAACTTTTTTGAATTTTGGTCTGAACCTACAAAAAAAGGTGTTATGAAAAAAGATTTGCAAAAAACATGGGCTACATCAAGAAGATTAAAAACATGGGCTAAAAATGATATAAAATGGGCTATGCAATCTGTAGGCATTAGCAAAGTAGATAAGCATTTGCAAACACATAATGAGGCAATGAATATATTAAAACAAATAGAAAATGATAAAAAAAATAAGTGAATCTGAATTAACTAAAATGTGCGTTGAGTTATTATCTAAAACATATCTTGATCTTGGTCAGCATAATGTTGATGCTAAAACAAAAGTGTTAATGGCTCAAAGTTTAGCTTATGATTTAAAAAAATCATTTAAAAATTTGTTGTGGATTGATATACAACAAGCATTTTGGAATGGTGTGCGCAACACGGATGATTTTAGCATAAATGCAAAAACATATTATAAATGGATTAAAATCTGGAGATCTATTATATGGAACAATGAGGATATTCCAGAACAACAAAAAGATAAGAGATTATCTTATAGAAGTGAAACTAAATTATTAACTAATAAATAAATAAA